GGTTGCTCACCGATTAAATCCACCAAAGCGCAGCCATAATCCTCATCATAAATCAGATATTCTTCCACTTCCGTCATGACGATTTTCTTAATCGCCTGCTTCCTTGCAGCCAGCTCGTCGATGGTGCCAATAATCCTTAAATTGTCAAAATCAAGCCGATAGGTCTTGTCAGGAATCATTCCTTCCTCAAAATCGTTTTCCTGTTCTTCGTCCAGTTCGTATGCATCAGGATTTGGAATCATTTATACCACCACCTTATCAATCACCAAGTAGCGCTGACCGCCTGCCTGACGAATCATCACTGCAGTGTCGCCCTTCTTTAGGGCATTGTGTATCGTCACCTTCGACTTGCCTACACTTCCGGGAAGCGTAATCTCTGTCTCGTAGTCTGAAACATTTCTTCCCAAAATCAAAAAATCCTCAGACAGCGTCAGCTTCTGAGAAACTTTTATCTTTAATGGTTTTACCGAAATCACAGTTCCGGTAATAATATCACAAGGCTTTCCTGCAGCCACAGCCTCTGCTGCTATCTGCTTAATTAGTTGTGTCATGTTAGTAGCTGCTATCGAAATCACCTCCACTTAGTTCTAAGTCCATGGTATGCTGGCCAGCAGAAAACTCATGGGTCACTTTGTCCACCAGAAGATAGTTAGACACCTTCACATCGTAAATCGTCATTAGCACCGGAAGTAGACACCCTGCACGCACCCTCGTCGAGCCGAAAGCACCAGATATCTTAAGCGTCCGCGCGACTTTGTTGTACATCTTCAGGAGAACTTTTCCCTTTAGTTTTGCTACCTTTGGATCATCAATCTTCTCAAAGTACTGCAAAAGTCCCCACTTGTTGATTGATTTGGAGGACTTGCTGACATATAGGTCTAGGCTGCCGGATTCTTCATTTTCATAGGCAAGTTTAATCTGGTTATACACGCCGTCATCGATGGAACGGCTGTAGTTATAATCCTGGCCAGTTTCGCTGTCGATAAGAACGTTGACTTTCCACGGCTCCCTGAGCCTGAGCTTTCCAAACTCATCATACAATGTATAGATTTTCCCTGTGCTCATCAATGTTTCATCAAGACTGTTTCCCACAATGTCAAAGAGCGTCATGTTGTCATCGATTCGGCTGAACGCCATTTTCGTATTGGCAAGGGTTCCTGCCTGCAAACCAAAATCCTTTGCAATCATTCTGATGAGCTGCGTCGTCGTTTTTTTCTTGTACATGTATGTATCTTTGTTCTTGAAGTACCGCAGCTGGTCGTACACCGTCACATCAAGGCTGCCGTCCTTTTGCGGTTTCAACGTAAAGATAAAGCCAAAAAAGAAATTGGTGCTGCCTACTTTCAGCGTAACTGAGTCACCATTGTAAATCTTCCGCTTGCTGTCTTGGATTGTAGTGAATGTCAGTTTCCCAGGGGCATTTTTGCGCTCCCAGACAACCTTCATGCCGTCTTTTACTGGAAGCTCGTAGTATTTGTCGTTATGCTTTACAATCAGCTGTATTTTGACCGTATGAACCTTTACTGAGGATATTTCATACTCCTTAACCTCCTGGCTGACCTTCTTGTCCAGCTTCTCCTGCTGCGCCAGCACTTGTTTCAGGTATTTTAATTCCTCAGCTGAATCCTTTTTCTTACCGTCTTTTTTCGTACCAGAAGAAGTGATATGCTCATGCACGAGCCCAAAGCCTGTCACATAAGAATTGTTCAAAGCATACTGCCGGCGCGCCACACTGTTTGTGGTATTCCCCTCAATAGTGTGCAGCGTCTGACCACTGACTTTCTCTACAATGCCTACATGGTTGCCGCCGCCGAAGAAGACGATATCATTTCGCTTTGGAGTATAAGAACCGCGCCCTTTGTACCTGCCCTTGTTCTTGAACCAGGTCATACCGGTTGGCACATAGGCAAACTTCGGCACAACAGAGGTCTTAACTCCGGCTTGATTCGCACACCAGCTGACAAACATGGCGCACCACGGTCCTTGTGTCCCATACCATTTACCGTATTTGGTGTTGCTCTCTGAGGCTTTATACCCAAGCTCACCCTTTGCCACATCAATTAAGTCAGACATAACATCACCCCTTTGGTATAGTCAGCTTTGTTCCCGGAAAAATCCAGTGCCCTGTGGCGCTGGAAGCATAGCCGTGTTTCTTAGCTGTCTTTTCAATGGTAGATTTATTGGCATTGTAAATGGTCTTCCACTTACTGCCGCTGCCTAAAAACTTCTTGGCAATCGCCCAAAGGGTATCCCCGGACTTCACCGTGTAGCTGCTGCCCTTATTTTTCTTTGAGCTGCTTTTCTTCGACTCTTTCTTTGTCACTTTTGATTTTGACGATTTTTTATCTTTCTTCACTTTGATTGTCGTCACACCGTATTCCCGATACTCCTTCAGCTCGATGGAGACTTTCACCTCAAAGCCCTCCTTTGCATCCTCGGTGACAGTGTAGCTTTCAAGCGTCACATCTAGGGACGTATCAAAGAGACTGTTTCCTTGCGGATCCGTCCTAAGCAATTTGAATTTGAATGGTTTTTTCTTTGCCTTCAGCTTTTCGAATTGCTCTAGAAAATAGGACGGAGCTCTAAAAGTCCCGTCCTTGTACAGCGCAAAGGGGTACGCTTGGTTCGGCAGCAGTATCTCAAAGCTGATATCCGTCAGCTTATTGGGCTTAATCTGATTGACCTCAGCTTCGTTAATCAGGCTAATAGTCTGGTTCCCGCCTTTTACTTTTATCTGCACTTTTTCCGGCGTCACCGGCATGAGTATCTTATTCAGATAGAGATAATACATTTAGTGTACCCCCTCTGCAGTTGAAATCATTTCCTCCTCCAGCTTACCCTTCAGTTTAGCTACGATGCCGTCGATATCGTCATTAGAATTGATATTGTTGTTGTTTGTCATGTCGATTTTGATTTCTGTTGCTGTGTAGCGGTTAATCGCCTTTTCGGCAGCATAGTCACGGATATATTTCAGGTTTGCATTGGTGATATCGAGAGCATCGGCGATCTTCTTCGTGTTATCGGATGTCGAGCTCAAATCTGACAGTGCCTGATCCGATAATGCCTGGTCATTTCCAGAGGATACATCTTTTTCATTTTTCGCTTGCTGATAGGCATTTTTTGCAGCCTTAACAGATTCATCAAATTCAGCCTTGTATCCTTCAAGTTTTGCATCTCGATCTGCCTTCGATGCTGCCAGCTGTTTCTTATAGTTATCAAGCTCTCCCTTTCGCGCCTGCTTAGCCGCCTCATTTTCTGCGGCAGCTGTCGTAGCAAAAGTCACATGTTCTATCGCCTCAATGTTGACGCCTGGAATCTTGTTAAGAACGCTAATGAAGTCATTGATGATATCAATAGCGCCGTTTATCATCGCCTGCAGTATTGATAGAACCCCAACTTTCATATCCCCCATGAAGTTTGCGATAGCGGTACCCGCACTATGCCATGCACCTTTCAGCGCATCGATTAGATTCATCACAGCATAGTTCATTCCGACAAGTAGATACGCCTTACAAATTTCCCACGCATTTTTTAATCCGCCAACAGACTGAATCCAATCGTACATCAGCCCAACCAAAATGCCGATGCTTAGCGCCAGCCATATCACCGGATTGGCCAGAAATGATGCGGTTAACGCCTGTGTTGCAGCAACCGCCAGCCATACTGCTGCGGTTGGAATCGCCAAGGCCCCCGCCAATACCGCCACGCCGGCTGCGACACCGACGATTACAGCACTGATTGTATCCGCATTCTCGGTCAGAAAGGCAATAATATCATTGAGTCCTGACGCTACACTTGTAAGTATCGGAATCAGATTTTCCGCAAGAACTCCGGTAAACTCCAGCCAGCTTTCAGAGAGCAACCTTGTTTGATTCGCCCAGCTATCAGAGGTTCTTGCAAAGTCTCCTTGTGCATCAGCGGTGGTGCTCATCAGATAGTTATACCTCAGCATAACCTGCTCCGCCTGAGACATTTCATTGTAGGATTTCTCAATACACTGTGAAAGTGCAT